TTAATGGCTCAAGTGTTTTTAATATACAAAAAATATATAGACCAAAAATATTCCGGAATACTACATATATAGTTAACTTCCAAGTTGGATTGCCAAATGATATTGGAGACTATTCAACTGCAGATCCTAATATAACAAATAACAGAATGGATGTATACGTATCCGGATCTTCAGTGACGACAGAAGCGCAATTTTTAAATATAGCGGTAGGTGATATCAATCCAGAACCTAATACAGAACAAACATTGCAAGGAGGATATGCTAATGGTAAACGATTAGGTAATCGAATTGGGACAATTAGATCAAAAAATATTCCTGGATTAAAAGCAACTGTTACAATGCAATTTCGTGCAGAAGAAGATGGTGAGATGGATTTGAAATTTGTTACAAGAAAAGGTTCATGGTTAATTGGAGAAATAGAAGTATTAGCAGACAAACAAACAGGATTTTCTCCTAATTATGTACGAGTTTTTAAACGAATACCAACTGAACATTTACAAACTCCTTTGACATTTAAGTTTCAATATTTTGATTTTAGAGGTAATAAAGCAGATCTGGAAACAATTGCTTTTGGAGCATTATTTAATGGCGGTAATTTGTACGTTGCTGGAAACAATAATCTTATTACAGGATCTACATATGTAGCTGCTGCAGTAGGTTCGGGTATCGAAATGTCTGGCCAGAGGTCAGGTTATTTACGATCGACGAAATATGAAGGATTTACATCGGCATCTGAAGGTAAAGGTCCTGCAGGATGGTTAATGTGGTCTGGATCTTCTGCATTGCAAATTGGCGCAGATACATATGAAGGAGTAGGATTAGAACTAATTGCTAATTCAGAATCATTCTTCCGCTATCGTTCAACACCATCCGAAGTAATAATACGTACAGATAAATTCTTTTTAGGTAATCCAAATTCTATATTTATAAGCGGATCAAATGGTAATATCGAAATATCATCATCTAATTTTGTATTAACACCCGCAGGTGATATAACAGCATCTAATGCATTATTTGATGGAAATGTAACCGCAGTTAACTTTTCTGAAAAGATAGTTACTATAAACGATAGCAACTCCGGATCATTTTTAGCAATTAACGGTGGTGGTAAAGATATAGTATTCGATGGGTCTTTAGGTGGTGAAGTTATGATGAACTGTGTTATTGATGTCACCGAAGGATTTATAATTAAAGATGTAAGAATTCCTAATACAGGATCAACTTCATATAATGACGTGGAAATTATAGTTAAAACTCAAGGCATGCAATTCGATGATACCTCAATTGGCTCGTCAACAGCAGCGTCATTCCCAGCGAGATCAGTTGCATCATAATAAAAAAAGGAACATATGGCAAATATTAATATAGATGCAGGACAAACTTATCGCTTTGCACGAGTACAAAATAATACGATAATATTAGGTTCAGATAATCATTCTCATGCTGTACGTACAATTGGAAATCAACTTATAGTATCTGGAGCTAACGTTCCATCTAATGCGGTAGATATTTTTGTGAATACATCCGGATATGCTCGTATAAGGAGAGGAGCCGCCGGAACTAATTCATCAATGTTTACACTCTCCAATAGCACAGCAGATGGATATTGTTTTATGCACTTTGATGGAGCAAATGACTATGCTATGGGTACTTTTAACGATTCTTCTCTCTCAAGCAATAAGGGACATTTTCAATTAAGGGATTCAAATAATCTATCCGCTTCACCTGAAACAGACGGATCGATATTATTTTCCTTTTCGGACACCAAAGAGTTTTTCTTACCATCGTTAGCAAGCGGTACTGCAACAAATTTTTTAAAATATAACTCAACCACAAATGAAGTGGTGTATCAATCATCAACTCGAAAAGTAAAGAAAAATATTATAACACCTCCTTCAAAAATATACGATAGTATTTTAGCATTACAGCCTAGATATTTTGAAATGAAGAATCCAAAAGAAGCTGGCATTCAATATCTGAGTTTTATCGCAGAAGAAACAGCTGCGGTATCATCCCAATTTGCAACATATGGACCAGATTGGGCATATGATGATGCTGGATTACAAAAAGAAGAAGAAATGTTAAGCGATAAACAAGTGCCAATAGATATTGATGATAGAGCAATAATTGCTGCGTTAGTCGGTAAAGTGCAACAATTAGAGCAAAGACTGCAGCAATTAGAATCTCAGTAATATTTATTAAAAAAGATTAGGATATATGAAATATTTTTCTTATCTTTATATATAAAGAAATCATATGGAACTAGGTAATTGGTTAGCAGAAGCTATAATATCAGAAAATAATATCAAAAACATCATAGTGATCTATCCCGGTCGTTTTCAACCTATGGGTAGACATCATGCAGCAGTATATAAAAAATTGGCATCTAAGTTCGGAAAGTCAAATACTTATATTGCAACTTCTGATAAAGTGAAATTACCAAAGTCTCCATTGAACTTCAAAGAGAAGTTTCAGGTAATGAAACAGCATGGTATTACAAATGTAGTACAAGTTAAGAATCCATATCAATCTATAGAAATAACTTCTAAATATGATCCTGAAACTACAGCAGTGTTATTTGCAGTTGGTAAAAAAGATATGGCAGAAGATCCGCGATTCAAGGTTGGTACAAAAAAGAATGGCGATCCAAGTTATTTTCAGTATTATGATCAGAATCAAGGTAATCTTCAACCATATACCAAACATGGTTATTTGATTGTAGCACCTCATGTTGATATTCAGATTCCTGGATTTGGAGAAATGTCCGGAACAACATTACGGCAAGTATTAGCAACAGCAGAACCTAAAGTATTTAAAGATGTTATGGGATTCTTTGATCCTAGGATTCATGCAATGCTCAGAAGTAAATTTGCAGAAGCAATGAACGAACAGATAAATGAATTTGTATGCAAAGTTAATATGAAGTCATTAATCAAAGAAATTTCAATTGCAAATGGTTCTGCATCCGATGTAGATGATGGACCAAGATATTTTTATGGAAGCCAAAGAGCATATGAAAGTGATTCCAAGACCATGGCAGAGGCGTTAGGATATTCTGTATTGAATTATATTATGGATGGAGGTATGACTGATTTTGGAAATACAAGTTTTCCGAATGGTCCGGTAATGGGAGTATCATATTTTCCAGTAGGAGATGCTGGATCGAAAATGGCTGGTACGGATTATACTGGTAATATAAAAGGTAAGCCTGCTTATAAAAAATGGAGCGGTTACATTAAAAATGTTGCTACTCAAGTTGGTTATAAATTCTTAAACTTCCTAGGAGCAGAAGATTCTATTGCCAGTACAAAAGCAGAACCAACGAAGACACAACCTTTGGTACAAGAACAATTTTCTAAAGAATGGTGGTCATTGATATTAGAAAATTTTGATGATAAACCGATAAAGGAAGCTAAAGCCAATACACATTTAACTCATTTAGAAGAATTGATATTGACTCAAGGCGAAGCCGGATATAAACAAGCCAGAGAAGTTCTAATTGAGCTAATTAAAAATTTAAAAGGAAATTCAAATGCAAAAGTTAATACAACAGTTAAATGGGATGGCGCACCTGCCATGTTTGTGGGAGTCAATCCTGATAATGGTCGCTTCTTTGTAGGAACAAAGTCTGTATTTAATAAAGATCCTAAAATTAACTACACGGATGAAGATATTGAACGTAATCATGGCCACGCACCAGGACTAGCAGATAAGTTATCTCGAGCATTAAAAGTGCTGCCAATATTAGGAATCAAAGGAATATTGCAAGGCGATTTTATGTTTGATGATTCGACATTAAAGACTCAAACAATTGACGGTGTTAAACATTACACATTCCGTCCGAATACAATTACATATGCTGTAGAAGCAGATTCGCAATTAGGTAAGCAATTAGAAGCTGCAGAATTTGGAATAGTTTTTCATACAGCATATAAAAGTTTAGATTCCGGTGCAGAATTTGGAGCAAATGTATCTGGTTTAAGACGTACACCAGCCGTTTGGTTTGATGATGCTTTCTTTAAAGATACTACCGGTACTGTATTGTTAACAAATGACGAAGCTAAAAAAGTTGCTAATTTAATTAAATCTGCAGATGCTATAAATGTTAATTATGATAAATTACCTTCTGTATTATTAAATACTTATATTAATAGTGAAATTAGATCAAATCAATTTTTAGATAATCCAAAAAAATCATTTGAGACATTTAAAACCTGGGTACAGAGTAAAATTAATAAAAAAATTGACAAGTTAAAATCAGAACGAGGTAAACAAAAAGCTATACAAGCTGGCGAAGCTCAAATAGCTTCGATTGATGACGCTAGTCAAGATATTATCAATGTATTTAATTTAAGTAAATTATTAGCAGAAGCAAAATTAATATTTGTCAGAAAATATAATAACGCCGTTTATAATACAAAACATTTCAAAGATGATGGCAAAGGAGGGTTAGCAGTAACAGCACCAGAAGGATATGTTGCCATTGATAGATTTGGTAACGGCGTAAAATTAGTAGACAGATTAGAATTCTCGAGAGCTAATTTTGCAATGGATAAAGGATTTGCTAAATAATTCATATTCTATTACAATACCTACATATTTATATAAAATTAAAACAAGGACATTATTATGAATGAAAATGAACTACGTGGGGTAATACGTAAACAAATAAGAAAAGTATTATCCGAAGCACCTAGGCTAGGAGCTGGCAGTGCAGAACTTGAAAGAGGTTTAGGTAAAATTGGTGGTAGAACAGCACGTTTTAGCAGACGTCAACGTGTGCAAGCCGTATTACCAGTATTGAAAAAATTTAACATTGAAGTAGGCGACTTACCATATATAAAAGGAGCATTGGCTAAAATGATGAAAGCAGATGCAGCAGCAGCCGCGGAACCAGAAATGGAAGAAAATTATACTGCAGGTATTGATGATGGAGATGCTACCGTAAATGAAACATTGGATTCGAAAGGCGACAAGTTAGAAAAAACACAAGCTTTCCAAATGTTAAAGAGAGCATTAGGACCTAAAAATGCAAATCAACAAGCAGAATTTGTTTTTAGTCTAATCGATAAATTAGGTTTAGATGCTAGTGCTAAACAAAAAATTAGAATGAAAGCTCAGAAAAACTTAAAATAATATGTCAGGCAAGTTACAAAATATAAAAGCTGTAAAGCAAATGCTGGCTGGGACTCATAAATCTCAGAACAAGACACAGATAGGTTATGAAGGAAAAAAGACTATAGCAGAAGAAGACGTGTTAGAACGTTTTGAAGACGGAAAACCAAAAGTATGGATTGAATTAGATAAAGGTACTCGTTATCGCGTTGAGCAACATAATGGTTTTAGATCTAAAAAGCCAGCCAATAGTATAAGAGAACAAGTCAATGAAATCTTAACAGCACCTAAACAATGTCCTTGTTGTGGTTCAGATATGAAAGGTGTTGATGAAGAACGATTAAATATTAAATTTTGGTTTACTCATAAAAAATGTTTTAGTTGTGTTCTTAAAGAAGAAACAAAGGTCAGAGCTCAAGGAAAAGAAGCTTGGGAAGAATATTGCAGAAAACGTATGCTAGCAAATGCAGAAGGATGGTTGAAAGATGCTGACCGAGAAGTTGATATACTACGTGAATCAATAAAATTGCAATTTGTACAAGATGCTGACGGAGGAGTAGAAAATTGGGATCAAACTCAATTTTTTGAAAAGTTTGATAAAGATTATAAAAAATTCAAAAACACCTTATTGGATAACCTAGGAAACGAAAATGGCAAACAAAAAAGTAAATAAAGTCGGCAAAGAATTTGATAAAGTAGTCGATGAAATGAAAAAATTGGCTCCTAAATTTGCAAAAGCAGATGGAGCTGAAAAAGATAAAATTCTTAAAAAATTAAAAGAACTAACTGCCAAGAAAAAAGATCTTAAAGCGGATATAGAACGTAGCGTAATGGATGCTGAAAAGGATGTTGATCTTCAGATTGAAGTTAAACAAATGATCAGAACAGCATTACAAGAATTAGCAGGTGTCAATAAAATAGGCGATGTAGCAAAGACATTGAAGAGAGAGTTTATCGGGAGAGAGTATATACAACCAGAAGATTTAGCTAAACATATTATTGATAGTCTGATTAAGGATAAATCTCTAACAAAGTTTATTGAGTCTTTATCCATGTATAGCGAAGACTACACCGAAGAGCCTGCCAGACCTAAACACAGACAAATGCTAGAAGATGTTTTAATAAACATACTTAGAAAAGGTTCTGTAAATGAAATAAGATCTAACATCGTACAAAAATGGAACAATTCAGACGTTGTAATGTCAGATATGGAAGATTATTTAGAAATGTTATATAAAGATGGTAATTATGATACTATGGATGACATGATGAATACGTTTGCTGTATTGTCTAAGTTAGCTAAAGATTATATGAAAGCAATGATGTAAGGATCGATATGAACAAAAATTATCAAACAGTAGCACAATATCAATATTCACTTAAATTTAATCCATTTAATATATCTATAAATGAAACGAAATTAAGTAAAATATTATGGGAATCGGCTGCGCGATACGCTTTATTAGAAGATGCTTCTGAAACTGGTATTAAGAAGAATAAAGACGAAATTGCAGACATGGTTGCTGATTTGATAAAAGCTCCAAAAGCTGACGTTGATAAGGTCATGGATGATTTAGCCAAATCTCCAAATGCAGATGATGTTGATTTAACGCCAATTGAAGATGAATTAGAAAAGGCGGGTGTAGATGATCTCGAAGAAGGAGTAGTAGGTCTTTCAATTGCAATTGCATCATTAATACCAAAATTTTTAGAATTATTAGGTGATGGTACAGATTTTTTTCGAAGAAAAACTGGGATCACAGATGATAACTGGAAAAAAGAAGCTCAGGCAGCGAAAGATGTTGTTAATGCAAAAAAAGCAGAGATGAAAAAGTTCAAAAAGGCTCTAGAGCGTTTTTCAGGCGGAGATAAAGAAAAGCCAGGAACATCTAGTACTCCAGAGTCAATAAAAAGACATAATGAATATCTGCAAACAAGAAAACAATTTAAAGCAGCTCGTGAAGCATATACTAAATTAGATCATGATTATGATGACAATTATGGTTACAAGTTTTTTAAAACAACTTTCAAACAAGCCGGACATAAATTACATGAATTATATATTACACCAATCATGGGATTTTTAAAAGTATTAGGATTTATACGAGTATGGCCGCAAATGAGAGATATAAAAAAGAGAGAAAAAGTTGCAAATATCATATATTCCATTGCAATGGTTGCATTAGCAGGATATGGAGTTTGGTCACATTTAGCGCATGCACATGGTTTAGCAGCTTATGCTTCAATTGCTGCTGAAGTAGCGGATGGTGGCGTGGCAGCAACATCTGGTATTGAATCAGCTTTAGAATTATCCGGATTACTTTAATAATATGAAAATAGATAAAGTTACATTAATATTAATTGCAATTATAATTCTTATGTCAATAGGATTAACATATATGTTTATGTCAGGTTCAGACCATGAGATTATGATACAAGACAAACAATTACAACAACGTGTAGATAGTTTGACAACAGAAATCAAAAAAGTTCAAATTGAAAGACAATCATTGAATGATAATATCATATCGCTAAATGATTCATTACATGTGTTACAAGACAATATTTTAGTGAAAGAAGCTAAAATAGAAAAATTAAAAAATGATTATGCTAAGAAAATTGATAATATCAATAATTTTACTAGTAACGACGTTACCAAGTATTTCACAAACCGTTACGAGTGATAGTCTTATATGCTTACCTAAACGATATTTAGTACAAGCAATACAAGATATAGAAGCTGGTGACCTTGCAACCAAGCAATTAATCCTTGAACAGAAAATTCAGAAAACATTACGAGACCAATTATCTATCAAAGACAGTGTTATTGCTACAGGTTCAGATATTATATGGTCGCTTGAAACAGAAATAAGATTGCTCAATGAAACCGTTTCTACAAAAGATGAGCAAATAGAACTTCAGAAAAAACTTGCCAAAAAATACAAACGTCAACGTAATGGCATATTAGCAGGTGCAGGATCTGCAATAATACTTTTCATTGTTTTAATTTTGAAATAAGAAATTTTTTTTATATATTAATAGAATATTATGGCGCAAAAATCACTTAAAGAAATAATCAAGGACGAGTACAAAAAATGTGCTGTTGATCCTTCACATTTCATGAAAAAATATTGCGTTATTCAACATCCTACCAAAGGTAAAATGTTTTTTAATTTATATCCATTTCAAGAAGATACATTGAATTCTATGAATGATAATCGATATAATATTATTCTGAAATCACGTCAATTAGGAATATCAACATTATCAGCTGGTTACATTTTATGGAACATGTTATTCAAAGAAGATTTCAATGTACTTGTTATTGCAACTACTCAAGACGTTGCAAAGAATCTTGTTACCAAAGTACGAGTAATGCATGATAATTTACCTTCCTGGCTAAAAGGAAAAGCATTGGAAGATAACAAATTATCACTGCGGTTCAAAAACGGTTCTCAGGTAAAGGCAGTATCAAGTACCGGTACGGCTGGTCGTTCAGAAGCATTATCACTTTTGGTTATGGATGAAGCAGCTTTCATTGATAGGATTGATGAAATATGGACCGCCGCTCAACAAACACTTGCAACTGGTGGAGGTGCTATCATGTTATCAACACCAAATGGTACTGGTAATTTGTTTCATAAAACATGGATGGAAGCAGAAGCTGGCGGTAAATTTAATGGCATTAGATTACATTGGACAGTACATCCAGAACGAGATGAAACATGGAGAGAAGAACAAACTCAACTCCTAGGAGAAAAATCAGCAGCTCAAGAATGTGATTGTGACTTTATTACTTCCGGGCATACTATAGTTGATGGTCCTATTATTCAATGGTATGAACAAACATATATTGAAGATCCGAAAGAGAAGAGAGGATTTGATGGCAATTATTGGTTATGGGATTATCCAAATTATTCAAAAGCATATGCCGTTGTTGCTGATGTCGCGCGAGGCGATGGAGCAGATTATTCTGCATTTCATGTTATTGATATTGAATCATTAACTCAAGTAGCTGAGTATCGTGGTAAGATAGGAACTACAGAATATGGTAACATGTTATATGCAGTTGCGACAGAATGGAATAATGCATTGCTAGTAATTGAAAATGCAAATATTGGATGGGCTGTTTTACAGGTATTGATTGATAAAGGATATGAGAATTTGTATTATTCTTATAAACAAGATGCTTATATAGATGAAAACGTGCATTTAGCTAAAGGATATGATTTGAAATCCAAATCACAAAAAGTACCTGGCTTTTCAACTACATCAAAAACACGTCCATTAATCATTTCAAAAATAGAAACATACTTCAGAGAAAAATCGCCTATTATAAAGTCTAGACGATTGATAGATGAAATGTATGTGTTTATATGGAATGGTCAGCGAGCAGAAGCTCAGCGAGGATATAATGATGATTTAATCATGTCATTTGGTATTGCATTATGGGTACGAGATACAGCGCTACGATTACATCAACAAGGAATGGATTTATCTAGAAAGGCATTAGGTCATTTAGGAAAATCTCAAGGAGTATATACAAACAATCCAAATCAAAATGCATCATGGGATTGGAAAACAGGTAAAGGTGAGGACGAAGGCCTGAAATGGTTACTATAACATATTTATAAATAAACGGAAACTAACATGGCAGATACATCATTACGAGGACGATTACGTAGATTATTTTCAACTAATGTAGTGGTTAGGCGTATTGCTCAAAATCGATTAAAGGTAGTTGATACAAATAAAATACAATCGAGTGGAGCCTTATCTAACACATCATACATAGATAGATTTTCCGGATTACATAGAGGCCAAGGCGGCTACGGCGGCTATAGCCAGACAATGAATTTTCATCAGTCAAAATTAGAATTGTTTACCGATTATGAAGCAATGGATATGGACCCGATATTGGCTTCTGCATTAGACATTTATGCAGATGAGGCTACTGTGAAAAATACTGATGGAGATACATTGACAATATCATCACCAAATGCAGAAATTCAAAAAGTATTAAGAAATTTATTTTATGATATAATCAATATTGATTACAATTTATGGCCATGGATAAGGAACGCATGTAAATATGGTGATTTCTTTTTGCATTTGGATATTGAAGAACAAATTGGTATTGTAAACGTTGTTCCGATGTCAGCATATGAAATCAGAAGAGAAGAAGGATATGATGTTGAAAATCCATATGCTTATAGATTTGTATTGGAAGGTTCTCATATGTCATATGCCTCTGGCCAGCATCAACAACAACAAACATTTGAAAACTATGAAGTAGCTCATTTCCGTTTATTATCAGATACAAATTTCTTGCCATATGGTAAAGCAATGATAGAACCAGCACGTAAAATATACAAACAATTGTCTCTTATGGAAGATGCCATGTTGATACAAAGAATTATGCGTGCTCCAGAAAGACGAATATTTAAAATTGATGTAGGTAATATACCACCAGCGGAAGTTGATAATCATATGCAAACAATTATTGGCAAAATGAAAAAGATTCCGTATATGGATGAGAAGACTGGCGAATATAATCTTAAGTTCAATAT